CCTTTCTTCTTCCAGACGTTCATCGCCTGCCTGCTGATCTTTAGCTCCTGGCACAGCTTGCCTTTTGACCCCACCAGCGCGGCAGCTAGGTTGATTGCTTGCTCGACTGTCATAACCCCTCGAAATTGTAAAAGTTGTAAATAATGGAACATTCGCGTTGACAACGAGATGAACTGTACTTTAAGATTGCTTCACGGTCAACAACAACAACCGAGGACAAAATGAACAAACCGACCATTGAGCAGATTGCAACGTCATACAGTTTGTGGATGGACTACGTTGATCCTCTCGGAACGATGGACGCCTGCGAGTTTGAGTCGATGTCAGTAGCTGAGCGGATTGATCTAATTAAAACAACTTTCTTTATCGAACTGGAACAAGCATGAGACGCTGCGACATAGACTGGTCTGAAGCACAAGCTAGGTGGGAATACGATCAGGTTGATACATGGCTCGACTGCGAGTCGTATCCTGTGATCGTTCGCATCTTCACCGAATGTGCTGCTGGTGGTGACTTCTACGAGGACACCGAGCGCTTGGTGATGACTGCTGTCATGGAAGGTGCGGACGCTCGCACGATCCTGCGCGAAAGAATGCTCGACTACCTGACCAGGAACTTTCCCTTCTGGGAAATGCTCGTCAACAAAACACTGAAGGACTGCAAATGAAACACCTGCTCATCGTCGCGGCTGGAGCGGTTCTCGGTGTTACAGCAGTCGATTGGAGTATCGGGTCAACATCAACCATAGGAGACGCAATCTGGTGGCTAATCTCACGGATTTAGAGTTCAAGTGGATTCCAGGCGTCGCTACGGATGTGCAAGCAACGTGGCGACGGTTTGGGTGGATTCCACCAAGCGAGCAACAACAATACCTAACCAAGTGGCAACGATACAAAGGGTCGAGCAATGAAGCAGATAGCATCAGCGTTAGTGAAAGCACAAAAGGCATTCGGGCCAGCACTAAAGTCCTCCAGCAATCCGCACTTCAAAAGTCGCTACGCTGACCTTGCGGCTTGCGTTGAGGCAGTCATCGATGGCCTGAACGCCAACGGCATCATGCTTATGCAGCAGACGCACGAGTGCGAGGACGGAGTGATCGTCGAAACCGTGTTCATACACGAGTCAGGCGAAACACTTTCAGCTGGCAAACTCCATGTCCCTGCTTCCCAGCAGAACGCACAGGGATACGGCTCAGCGCTGACCTACGCTCGCAGGTACAGCCTGATGGCATCGTGCGGCATTGCACCAGAAGATGACGACGGCAACGCTGCAAGCAAGAAACCAGCAGTAGATCCAGCACCGTATCTCAAGCAGGTATCCCAGGCTGAGAACCTTGACGGGCTGAAGACAGTGTTCGCTCATGCTTACAAAGCGCTGAGAGACACTGAGTTCATGCAGCAACTCGAAGAAGCAAAGAACAACCGCAAAGCACAACTGATGGAAGTGAAATGAAACCAGCACACCTACTGAATGACCAGCAACGCGCACAACTCCGCTCAGCCGCACGAGTAGGGCGCGACTACATGCACGAGAACCGCGAACTGGAACTGACCATCGCTAGGATCAGGAACGCCAATCCGAACGCATTCTGGACACCGGAAACGCTGATCCTGCGGAAGTTTTACCACCGACCAAAGTTCCCGATCCCCCATCAATCTTGGACGGTGGACGCGCCATGAATCAGGCTGAGAGTATGAAACAACAAGATAATTTCACTTTGGATATTTTTGGTGAGCGGTCTGCCGCAGAGCAGGCTAAGGCTCTACGAGATGATGGAATCTATAAAGCCGTGTCTCATGCTGACCAAGTAGCTCCAGGATGGTCTGATAAAGCGTTCGATATTTCTGCCATGTATTTGAATCGATTAAAGGCAGGCTCCGAAACAACGAGCGAGGCTATTCGTTTACACGCAGAAGGATCCGGTCTTTCACATCCTCCCGACACCCGCGCTTGGGGAGCGGTGTTGCTTAGACTAGCTAAAGCCAACAAGATAAAGAAATTGGGCTGGACTACAGCTCAAGACCCAAAAGCACATTGCAGACCCGTCACCTTATGGCAGATCAAATGATGAGTGAGCAACGTACAGAACAGTGGTATGCCGACCGACTCGGGCATGCCACCGGGTCACGCGCTGGCGACATCCTGGCTGGCAAAGAAACACAGGCTCGCAGGGGATACATCACCCAGCTTGTAACGGAACGCTTGACAGGTCGTGCTCAGGATTCGTTTGTCAGCGTGGATATGCAGCGTGGCATAGATGTCGAACCGTTGGCGAAAGCAGCGTATCAGGCCAGCCACGAGTTGACGGATGACGTTGGCTTCGTAAAACATCCGCTCATTCGTTGGTTTGGTGCTAGTCCTGATGCTCTGGTTGGGACTGACGGACTGGTGGAGATCAAGTGCCCGCGGTCAACTACACATCTGGAATACATCCAGTCAGGCAAACCACCGACAAAGTACATCCCGCAGATGCTGGCGCAGTTATCCTGTACTAAACGAAAGTGGGTGGACTTCGTATCGTTCGACGATAGGTTTCCAGAGCACCTTCAGTTGTTCGTCGTGCGGTTTAAGCCTACAGCGGAGGAGATCGAGAAGTTCGAGAGCAAGGTCAAAGAGTTTTTGTGTGAAGTAGATAACCTCATGGAGAAGTTATGCCCCTCGTCTACGAAGTAATCGCAACAACCGGAACCTACACCAACAAGAACGGTGAGGAGAAGAAACGCTGGCAGAAGATCGGTGTTGTCATGCAAGGCAACAAAGGTCTAACGCTTAAGATGGAGTCCGTCCCTGTCGGCTGGGATGGATGGGCAACGTTAGCAGAACCAAAGGCACGAGATGACTCACCACCCTTCTGATCCAACCAACCCCGACCACTACAAAGGAGCAGTTGAGTGTATCGATGCGATAACGGTGGCAACAGAAGGCTTGCAGGGAATCGAAGCCTTCTGCACTGGTAACGCAATAAAATATATCTGGCGTTGGAAGAAAAAGAACGGCAGAGAGGACTTAGAGAAAGCTCAGTGGTACATCAACCGGCTTTTGCGATCATTGTGAGTGCATGGGAGCGGACTTCCTCTACACGCCGCTCCCAACCTCTACCGAACGTATCCCAGGTCTTGAGTTCCTTCAGGAACGCCAGACGCTTGTCGCAGTACAGGTTCACAAGATCAGCAGGCACCATCGACTGTACAGTTCGCAGCGTCATCGGCCCAATAGCACCGTCTGCCTGCACTCCAACGCATTCCTGTAGCCATTTGGATGCTCTGCCAACACCACTATTTACTGACGCATCGAACACGCAATAGTCGATTCCTGATGGCAACTCGTCACCTTTGACACGCTGCCAGTATTTTTCCTCGTATAGCGGAGCAACCATCTCTGGCGTTAGCTCTCGCATTTGCTTTTCGTCTACGTCGTGCTTGACCCATTCCTCCCAGACTCGCTGGGTAACACCAAGGTTGGTGCGGCCTCCAGGATCTGCCGGATGGTTAACAAAACCCCCTTCCGAACGTAGAACGTGATTGAGTGCGTCTTGCCAGTTTGCTTTCATTTCTTGGCTTTCATGTCGATGATTTTTTCAAGCGTCCGGCCACCAAAGTAGAACGACATAATCAGCATACCCCACTGACCTAGTAGCTCAACGTAAGCCTGATTAGTGTCCATCTTGAACGCTGACATCATCGCAAAGGTAAAGTACCCGGCGAGGATGGCGATCAGCGTCATCGGCCTGATATTCTTCGACAGCCAGCTATCGCTAGCCATGTCTGCCTTCAACCTGTCAGTCAGGTTGTTCTGCTCAATCTCGAATAGCTTCGTGTCGTTGGCAAGTTTGGCAAGCTCACCGTCCTGGTGAAGCTTTGCAAGTTCCTGTTTTGCCTTTTCCGCTGCTGCTTGATCTGGCAGCACACGGTCTAGGATCTTCGATCCAACCTCAAGCAGTGGGCCTAGTGGCAGCATCATCGTCCCCTTTCTTTGTGAGTAGGCTTGCGGCTGCCCTTGCTCCTTGTCGGCCAGCAATTCCGCCAACCGCACCTATAGAAAGCATCATTACATCTTTAAGGATAGACAGCAGCCTTTCATCTATCGGGCTAATGTTCTCAAGGTCATGCTCAACAAACAGCACGCCTCCAATGATCGCAATGACACTGATGACAAGAATGAATGTCAGAGACAGCGCGATTGCTGCCCAGATTTTTGCCTCAAGCAATACGATTCGGTCTGACGTTTGATGATCCATTATGCCCTCCCATGATTCGCATGGAAACCAGCATCACGCTGTGCGGTAAGTCGCCGATTGATAGCATCCTGCAAGCACACAAAGTTTCCAAGTGCCTTGCGCTTTCTATTGATCGTGATGTACGCAGCCCAGCGTCTGTCTCGATTGTTCCAACTAACCCCAACGTATCCGCTTTTATTGTTGACGGGCTTTTTCTGATTTCTTGCGTTGTCAGTGCGTGATGCCGCTCGAAGGTTATCGATTGAGTTGTCCGATCTGTTGCCGTTTATGTGATCAATAAACAAAGGCCAGCAGCCATGCTTCATCGCATACAAAACTCGATGCGCCAGGTAAAGCTGTTTATTTATTGCCCCATGCAGGTATCCGTCAATGTGTTTACAAGCAAGTGCAGGTTTTCCTGCATATTTTGCGTTCCACATCCGATAGCCTTGATAGCTTGAGAACATCTCTCTAGGACGAGGCTTCCAGGTCAATTGCCCGGTGGCGAAGTCAGCATCTAGCAAACGATACAATTCTTCTGTAGTCATTCTCATGTACTGATCCCGGCTAGAGTAAGCATAAACGCGACAACCGACAACATGAATGCTGCCAGCAAAGTTACTGCGAAGGCCATGTGTCTACAATGTAGTTCACTAGGTGATACAGGATGATCCCGCCTGTCCCGATAACGGTGACAAGCAGCATGATCTCTTTGCGTCGCTTCAACCTCGCTGCGGCTTCTTCTTCTGCTTTCTTCTTCGCCGCTATCTCTGCTGACTTCCGACGTTGTACGACAGCGTTATGCTCCCGCTGGATTTCTTCCCAGACATCAGCCTGCCCGCTCCAGACCAGAAACTGCTTGAGCTCATCGGTCATCTCCCTGATTTTTTTGGCAGCAATGACGGTTTCTAATGCCTCCGACATTGCAGACTTCTGCTTTTCAGGAGGCAGTTTTGCGCGTTCCTCTGTTGATGCTTTCTGGATCTGATCCTGTGCATCAAACAACTGCATGAACTCACCAAGGCACTCTTTGGCGTCTTTCCCTACTTGAATGGCTTGTTTGATCCCAGCGACCGCAGCCTGGGCAGCAGCAAGTGCGACCGCTATCTCTACCATGTCAGACCTTCATCACGAGTCCAATCAACAACGCAATGATAAACGCTGCGCTGCCGATCAATATCTGCTCAAGACGCTTCAGACGCGCATTGATGCCCTCGTAGCGCACCGCGCAGACTTGTTCGTGCGTCATCAGCTTTGCCTCAACTTCGTTTGCTGTCGTCATGTCTTAATGATGAAGTAAACGCCCAGATAGGGAGGAAGGTTAGCATTCGTTCCAGACGATCCTGTTGAATCCGTCGTAAACGTATGTGTATGAGCAGGAATTGACAGCGTTGCCAATCCTTGTGAGCCTGTGCCAGCAGCACCTTGCGAACGGTTCCCGTAAGAATTGGACAGCGAGAACACGCCGCTTGCAGAAGTAAAGTTACCAAAGTCCGACAGGAATGACGAGTCAAGCGTACCTGTTGCCGAGCCACCCGATCCGGTTGTCCCAGTGTGAGTATGGCTGACAACGGTTGCATCCTTGCTACCACCCTGCGAGTTCGCGCTGTAAGACGTACCAGCACCAACAGGGAAGCGATCACGGAAATCCGGCAAGGTGAACGTAGTAGACCCGTCGCCAGCACCGTATGCAGTGCCGATCACCGCAAACAGCGCGGAGTAAGTTGAGCGCGATACCGTCGCCCCGTTGCACAGCAGATAGCCTGTCGGAGCGCTTGCAGTCCCCCACATCAGCATTGCGCCAGTCGGCACATACGTCGGCGCGGATGACACCCAGGCTGAACCGTTGGACGTTAGGACGTTGCCAGACGTACCGGGTGACTGTAGACCAGTTCCACCACCACGCACAGATAGTTGGTTGTTTGTCGGGTCTACTACAACGCCGTCAATCGTGCCGTTCTGGAAGTCCCGCAACTGCGACATCAACTCGCGGATGGCATTGTTGATATTGGCTGGTGGACAGTTCTCCGCAATGTTGATCCCGTCAATATCCGTGTTGTTGTCGGGATTTGTGTCGAACTCGCTGATCTTTACTTTTGCCATGTTTATTCCAATGCTTCAGATGCTGCAAACGATCCAGTGCTTGCAAGAACTTGCGCTAACCCCGACCAAAATTTCGGCTGGCTTGGGCTAAGTTTACGCAATTCACGCAGCCTCGTTATCCCATCAGGACTGGTCACAATCTCAGCCAGCACATCAGCGTTCTTCATAAACGATTCACGAGCAAAATAGTCTTGCAGCGACTTTACAGGAGTAAGTGCTTTCGTTAGCAAGCCTGGGACAGTCTCTTTCATATCTTGTAAAACAAGATTGTTGAACGCTGTATCTGACCCAAGTTTTTTAACCCTGCCAGCAGCCTCTAGTACCCGCGACAGATCGTTGAGCGCAGAAAATTGCTGTGGACTCATTGCGGCTTGCAATGCTTTGATACGTTTTTCATCACCGAGCAGCATATTCCTAAACGACAGACCAGCGTCTACTTTTGCCTCAGTCGCTCCAGCGGTCGGCTTCATCGCTTTCTGCCAAACGCTTTCAAGGTATGAACGAGTTACCTCATTCCAGATGATCGGGCCATTAGGCCCGGACTGCTCAACCTGCTGCCTCGTATACCGAATTGACTGCGGAGACGCTGGAGTCGTGACCCCAAACACCTTACCAGCGAATTGATCGAGGTTGTCCTGGCTCATATTGATGAGTGACAGCCCCGGCCTGCGCTCCATGAACCGATTGATCGGCTCTGAAAGCCTTGAAAACTCCTGATTGGCTAAGCCATATTCAGGAATCGCATCTTCCATTGTCCTGACAAGTTGATTTTGAATGCCGACAATTTCGTTCTGGATGGTTTTGTCCATAGACGAAACCGCTTCGCCTCGGAGCATCTTGTCAATCGCAAACTTTACACGCTGCAATGCGGGTGCGCGGTTCTCAAGCACTGTTTCAGTGATCTCGTCGCCTTGAGCATTCAGTCTTGTAACGTCTCGGTTGAGCATCGACCGAATGCGTTTCAGTTCTGATAGCTCTTCACCCTTGGCAATTCTCATCCGCTGATCTAACGTCGCGGCAACTCCGCTAATGTCAATCGGAGGAGAACTCTCGAATGCTTGCTCATAAATTGGTCTAGCTGCCTGTTCTCTTGCTGATTGCAGTGACTCAAGCCTAGTTCTAAGGGCTTGTTGCCCACGATAACCGGCAGTCATTGGATCGTCTAACGGGCTGATGCTAGACAGGAACTTGTCTACAGCAGGTTGGATCTGTTCTGTGTACCGTTTGCCATAAAACGTCCCCAGCACATCCTGTGCGCCAGGGATGTTCCCTAAAACTTTTTGTTGCGCCTTCAGGCTAGGCAAGTTTGTTAGTTCGCCTGGGGTAAGTTGAATTCCTTGCTGCTGAGCAAGCCTCTGCAACTCTGCGATCTGTTGCGGATCAAGTCGTGAAATATCTCTTGCCAGCCCACGTTGAGCAACCTTTCCCATTCCATACGGGATCATCTGGGTTCCAGCTTCCATCAACCCAGCCCCAATAGCCTGACCAGGGCTGAATTCTTGCCCTCCAAGCAACCCAGCCAAGGATTGCCTTCCTGCGCTTGCAGCAGTTCCGGCAAGACCAGTCAGCCCAATAGATGCAGCAGCCCCTCCCGGCCCTGCTAACAGCATTGGCGCAGTCGCTATTCCTGTAGCCATGCCAGGGATTATTTCGGCAATGTCTGGCGCAATAAACGCAGCAGATGTCATCGGGGCTTTCAATGCTCCTGGGACTTCCGCGTAAAACTTTCCGTCATCCCCTTCATAAAAAATGTCGCCTTTGACCACGCGATAGCGTTCTTCAGGAATACCTCTGGCTTTTGCAAATACTCGGATTGCTGACTGTATGTCTGTTGGAACGCCAGCAGCCAATGCTGTCGCGGGTGTTGCCGCAGCTTCTGATGACCGGACTAGGGCTTCTGGTTGTTGATAAAACAATCGTCCGCGCTTGGGCGTTAACAGTTCGTCAATTACATCTGAACCTTGACGGGCGACTGTGCTTGGCTTGCCGCTCAGCAGTTCATCAATTACGTCAGCCATGATTACCTCAATAAGCCGAATTCAGTAGCAAGCCTGTTCTTCAGGATTTCCCGATCTTCTGCTTTCGCTTCATCAAGACCGAAATCTTTGACAATTTGCTCTTTGCGTTTCCGCATAATGGTTGGCATCTGGTCAAGCGATACATCTTGCAGTTTGAACCCTTGTGTTTTGATGTACTGCAAACGGGCCTCAGCCAACCGCAAATCACGAATCGTGTTATTGAGTTTCGACAGAAACACAGTCGGGCTATCGCCACCGAACAACCCAGTGCCAGGATTAGGAACACCAGACTTCAGACGCTCGGCTTCCTCTCCCTGACCAATTGCCGCACCAGTGATCTCATTGATGTATTGGTTCAATTGCCGGACAGCATCTTGCCGGAATCGCGCAAACTGTTCTAGGTTCTGCCGTTCTTCTGGATTTGGTTCCCTGCCCAGTTTTTCGCCTAGCTCAATCAGACCTTGAGCGGCCTTAAACCTCGTTTGCAAAAACTCTGGTCGATAAAGTTCCGTTATGCGGTTCAATACTTGCAGCCTAGAACCCGACCCAAGCAGTGCTTTGTCAATTTCGCCTTGTGCACTAGCGCCAGGAGCAACGGCTCCCGGCGGATATACGATAGTGCTTGTTGTCCCTGCGCCAGACCTTCGCAAGTTAATCAGGAAGTCCTCATAAGATTTTGGCACCCTTCCTTCTGCCAATTCTTGTTTCCGGTAATTATCATAACTTGCAACGTCTGCGGTTGGCCTGCCTGCGGTTTCTGACATGCGCCCCAACGCTTCAACAGCACGATTAATCTGCGTGTCATCAAGACCGCCGCGCTGATAAGAATTGGAATATTGCTGCGCGACAGCGCGAACATTCGCATTGTCACTTGCCATAAACGCAGCAAATGGATCAACGCCAGGAGCCACGCCTCCAAGTACACCGCCCTTGCGAAGTTCTGGAATGATCTTGGATACGTTAGCAAGCGCCGCAAGAGGGTCAGGCGCAGCAGCAGCAAGCATTGAAAGCCTTGCCGGATCAATCGAAATGCGTTGCTGTGCAGTCGGAACCGGGCCTTCCTCCCCTGCAACAGCACCAACCTCGGTAGTAGTCTGGAACACTTGGGGGAACAACTGACGCATTGCCGCTTGTTGCTGCAATTGTCGCTGCTGCTCTGCCATCTTCTGAGCGATTTGCTGCTCTTGCAGACGTTGAGCGTAAACGTTCTGCGCCATCTGCTGACCAGCGGCAAGACCCTGTGCGACACCACCAGCAAGGCTAGGGCGAACGGTAGATGGTGCAGCAGCTTGCAACAGCCCCATGCCCAGCCCTAACAATCCCTGCTGTCTGGCTTGCTGTTGTAGCAGGTTGGCTTGCTCCTGACCTAGCAGACCAGGGAAGTAACTCGGTGCTTGCGGGAACAACTGAGCGAGAAATTCGTCCATATCAGATCAGCGATACTCGCCGCCTCTCAACAAGTTTTGGTTCCAACAGGCTCGCAAATCCACCGTAGTTGACTGCCTCGGGATTGCCACGCTTAACACCTGGTGCTTGCATCTGTGCGCGAGGCTGAGCCTGCTGCAACAGTCCTGCCGCCTGACCGAATGGCATACGCATCGGAGCGTTGTAAGCAGATGAGCCTGACGCGCCAGACATCAATCCAGGCAGATCGCTTCCCATCGAGGCACGAGCGATAGCGTCAACGTCCGGGTACGCAAATGCCGAAGGAGACGCGCCGATACCTAACTGACTGTAAGCCTGCCCGAGCGACCCATCGATAATGTCACCAGGGAATGCCATCATATTGACCGGAGATGCCGCCCCAGGCATAGCAACGGGCATAGCCTCTGCCCCCAACAGCGGAGCAAACTCAGCCATTGTTGCTGGGCCATACACCGGAGCAGCTAAGCCAGCCTCCAATGCTCCAGCACCAGCAGCACTACCACCTGCGCCTGTCAGCGCACCGTATCCAGCACCACCAGCACCACCGAGAGCAGCGCCCATGAGAGCGCCTTTCATCGGGTCATCCCGGTTCATCGCAGCACCGGCAACAGCACCGACAGCCGCCATCGTTAACGGATCAGCCATTATCGACTCCCGTAAGCACCAAGCAGACCGCCAGCAACAGCACCAGGGGTGCCGCCTCCCAACGCCCCACCCAGCGCAGCACCACCCAGCGCACCCAACATCGGGTTGCCGATGATCGGCTGAGTTGCCATCATTCCAGCAGGAGCGCCGTAGACACTACCCAGGAAGCTCTGCAACGCTTGCATGGGAGCAAGTTGCTGATAGTTGAATCGAGCAATGTCTGACGCTAGTTGCCGCTGCTGGTAGTCCTCCGACATCGCACCAACATTCGCCAACCGCTGAATGTCACCGTATTGAGTCTCAGCCAGCGCAGGTGCACGAGTTGCCGCAGCTTCCTGTCGAGCGCGTTCAGCCTCATAATTCTGATACGCCAACCGTCCAGCAATATCCGACAACCCGGTAGCCAGCGCACCCTCTGCCCGACCTTCCAGTTGCCCCATTGCTCCAGACCCGTATCGGCCAGCAGAGGAGGCAGCAGACCTAGCGCGGTTGATCGCGTCCATGTACTGCGTTTCTAGTGGCCTTGCAGCAGCCTGGAAGGCTCCCTGGAAGAACGGATTGCCTCCGAGGTATGCACCACCAACTGTCGCCTGTTGCTGGCCTAGCGCAGCCTGTGCAAGCGGAGAACCAGCACGAGCACGCTCTGCTGCGGCTTGCATGGCTTCCGTTGTATATCCACTCGGCCCGACAAAGGTCTGACCACCGTAGTATTGCGGTGGGCCAGCTTCGTACAGCCTGCGTGCCTCGCCTAGACCGTATTCGACGAAAGGCTGAACTGTAGGATCGAGCCTTGTCTGACTAACTTGTTGTCCACCACCACCAGCCATATCACACCTCTGCTATCCACTTGCGCGGACGAAATCCGTATTTCGATGCAACGCGCTGCCAGCCAGGACGATTAGAATCAAACGATATTCTACGCGCCCCACCCTGCTTGGCAATCGCAAATAATTCCTGCATTCCCTCATCCATCAACCACGCACCCCAACCACACCAAACGTGCAGCGTGTCACCCTGCGGTTGAACTACACCAAACCCTGTGACCCGTGAGTCACCCAACACAAACAGCATGGACTTACCGGCATAACAGTCAGCGTAAACATCCTCTGGAATCCACGGCTCCTGACTTGCCTCTTTTACCTCTAGCAGAGCAGGTCTGACCTGATCCCAGACCAACCGTAGTTCCTCCGGTTTTACATACCTAGCCGAGTACGACATACCGATACGTCTTGCCCGCTGTGCTGTTGGCAAAATGGTTGACAGTACACTGCCCTTGCGTCTGGTTGGATGCGTAAATGTCAGACGATGACGATTCGTCTACCTTGTTGATCGTGACAATTGCACTCGGAGTTGCTGGACGAGTTGGACTGGTCTGTGTTGGTAGCTGCTCAAGACTGACGTCAGTTGATGTAGTCGCCCACATCAATTGAACGTAATCACCCGCTGCCAACTGGATGTAGTAATTCAGCGCAGCAATCAGATGACCATCTGTCCCACCGTGAGAGTTAGGCACTGAGAACTTACTGTTAGACCCAGCAACATCCGTCCCGTTCTTCCGAAACCAAACGTCTACGTCCTGAATCGCCACATTGGTATTAGCAAACTGAAACGAAAACTGAATGTTGTACACCCCAGCAGATCGAACGGTAATCTGTGAACTACTGACAATCGCAACACCAACCGCATAATCCGTCGTATTCAACGTAACGGCATAAGCAGCAGTGGTGCTAGCAGCGTTCTGATCCGTAGTGTCTTGAAACGCCCCGTACGGCACTGCATCGGCTATGGCAGCAGCGGAGTAGGGGACAAACAGGATGATGCTGTCAGGGC